ATTTAAGAGTGTCGCACCAGAAGTAGCAGAGTACGCATGAAATGTGGCATTTGGAGAAGATGTGTTAATGGACAGACCACTACCACTGACCGCAATAAAGCCAGAAGGATTAATTATATTGATAGTATTACCCGATCCCTCAATTCGGCCAACTCTTGTTGAAACCGGAAAGAAGTCTATGATTCCGCTACTTGGCGTTATAATAATATCTGGCATGTATTTTCTCCATGGTTTTCTATATTAGTATACACCTATAGGTTAAATCGGCCTTTGGTTGCGTTGTAGTTTTGAAGTATTTCTGTTGGTGATAATGCTCGATTATAAATATAAGTTATAAAAATTTTTCCCAAACTAAAACCAAGATAATTAGAATCCATATATCCTATTCTTAGATTTTGTGTGGAAATATCAAAGGTACTAGTGAATGCTACGCTCTGTATTAGAGATCCATTTAAATAAAAGGATAAAAGATTAGTCTCTGTATCACAAGTTCCAACCAAATGTAAATATTGATTTCTAAGATCTTGATTTATAGAAACAATTTTTTGAGATCTATCAACTCCAGTAACAGCTGCACCAACAGAAGAATTGGTCAAATATAAAGCATATTGCTCGTACAAACTGGTATAATTATTTTGCTTAAAAATTATTGGAGCATAATTACTTCCATAACCAGACAAATTTACTATTGCACCAAAAGTTATTGCATTAGTTGGATTTATAAATGAATTATTATTGATATTACAACCATCGTTCACTCCATCAAAAACAATAGACCCTTTATTCGCGCTACTAAATGTTGGTCCGTTAACTAGCGTTCCATTATTATTATTTCCACTTAAATCATTCCAAACAGTACCAGTCCCCGGATAACTCTTACTGTTACCAGCATCAAGATACAAAACTAATCCATCTGTAACTATTCTTGGACCATTAGAATAACTCATATTATTTCCTGTATGTCTATAATAGTTTTTATATTATATAAAGATTTTATCTTTTCTATAGCAGCTTCTAAGGATTCTGCTATTATTGTTGTATATAAAATAATCTCTATCACATCTTCATTTTCAACTGATGGATTTTCTTTATCTGCTATTATGCAATTGATTTCAAAAGTTTTCATAGCGTGGTTAATCTTATTAATTGGTTAGAATTAAAGTATGTTGGAACGTAAAATAATTTTTTATAACAAGCAACTCCACCCAAATAGAAAGTATTAAATTTTTGAGGAACTAAGTTAGTAGCAGATGTTCCTGTGGTCCCGTTCATAGCAGACATAATTGGAGCATATTGTCTATTAGTAATAATCATTTTATTATTGGTTGAAGAAACAACAACCGGTCCACCAGCATTAAAGTCAAACGCACTTTGTGCTGGCGGCCTATATAAGTATGTGACGTAAGCGGCAAGTCCTGCGCTGGTATTAATTCTCATACTAGCACTATTGCCAGCATTGTATTTGGATGTTGCTCCAAGAGAAATTATAGTGCCTACTATTGTGGATATAAAAAAATAAGGAGTTGTGAACTCAGCATATATTGAGCAAGAATCTGCACTGTATCCCTCCAATAAATTATTTTCTGTTGCATTACTATTCGAAACATAACAAGTTTCAGTGCCACAAGAAGCTGAACTTCCAGTAGTTTTGATATAATTAGCAAAACAATAATGATAGTTAAAACTGATTAGTATGGTATCAACCATAGCTCCCCATATTAATATTCCATCATTATTATTAGTCAAGCTGATAGAGGATGCTGATGACGATGGAATAAAACTAATAGTATAATTGGCAGAACTAACTGTGATGCTATCTTCAACGCTTAAAATACATCTATACCATCCATTACCCATATTGCAAATATGTTTATATATAAATTGTAGTCCATTTTGATTAACTCCTGACGGGTAGTGTGCTCCCAAGCCATTAGTATTGTTTCCTAAAGCTCCTGTTGATAAATTATAATAACAATCAACGGTAGTGGTTCCGTTATCAATTTTAATATTTAAGTGCTGGCATTCTGACGCTTTGGCTATTATGCTAACTGTTAACTGTCTTTTAAGAGATGTGCTAGCATTACCAGCAGAAGTTAAAGCGTAATTAATATTTCCTCCAGATGATACCAAACTAATTTTAGACCCATTAGTAATGCCATCAGGAGATAAAGTAGATGTGGAACTTATGCTAGAATTTGTTTTCGTCCAAACTGCTTGAGAAAAATCTTCACTATAGTTAAAATAATTATATGATGTTCTTTGAGAATCAATATACAATCCTCTGTATTGTAGTACTCCTCCACTATCATATTCATATGTAAATCTGGGTTCATTAACTGCTGCTGTTTTAATATATCCATCACTTCCAATGTATGTACCCGAAGTCGATCTGGTGAATACTATTGGGCCGCCAATAGCCCCAGTAGACGGATTAAGGCTTTGTTGAGTTGTAAAATCTCTATAAAAAGTCGCCTTCATATTTCCATAATGAGTAGCCATTATAGTCCAAACCTTCCTTTAAGAGAGTTATAATTAGTTAATACTTCACTAGCTGAAAGAGCTTTATTATATACTCGTACTATAGCAATATCTCCGTTATAATAATAGCCTCTACTACCAGCATATCCTCCATAAACTCCTATACTCATACCTCCATTGTTTGTAGCAATAGTTCCTGTTTGAGAGTCACTATTTTTTAATATTCCATTAACATATAATTTTCTACTTCCTGTTATGAAAGTACCAACAACTTGAAACCAACTAGATGTATTGATTCCAGCGGCAGCAGTAGTTGTTGTAATTAATTGATTAAATGTACCAAAATTTTGTCTCCAATATATAGTATTTGATTCTTGAAATAAACTATATTGACTATTAACAGTTCCTTTTTCAAACCAAAAACCGCTTTGTGTTGTTTCATTTGTTCTTATCCAAACTTCAACTGATGGTGTTTGAGTGTCTAAAATAGTACTATTGGGTATTCTAATAAGTCTACTATTAGTTGTGCTATTAAAACTAAAAAACTTATTATTCGTAGAACTACTATATGGAGGACTATTAACTAGTTCTCCACTAAGATTAGAAGTACTAATATCGTTACATGCTGTTCCAGAACCTGTATAGCATTTTGAGCTACCAAAATCCATATCAAAAACGAGTCCATCAGTAACTATATCAGGCCCTCCATATACGCTCATCTTAGTTCTCCTTTTCGACAACTAGATGATCAACATCCTTTCGTACTCCACTTAATGTCCAGAAGAATTGTAGTTCTCCTAAACTTTTAGCTCGATCAACCTTAACGATAAACTGGTCATTCTTTAAATCAATCTTATCAATATAAATAGTTTTACTATGTTTAATATTAGTAATTTGAATATTTAAAGTATCATCATCGTGGATCAAATCTTTTAAATAAGATGGCAGAGATACCATCCCAACGCCTTTAATCACAGTTCCTCGACCTGTTAATCTTACTCCGTGATACGGACTTTCTAGTGAACCATATTCTAAAGAATGATCTTTTTTAGAAGGATGATGTATTCGGAAACTCTTGGTACTAGCAGCAAAACTACCGTTAACTTGAAGCTTATATCCAGGACTAGAGGTTCCTATTCCAACTCTATCAGTACTAGCATCAACAAAAACTAGATTAGTATCAGTATCACCCTCGACCCTAAAATCAAGATCAGAACCACTTTCGTTAATAGTAACTGCTCCGGTATTATATCCTATTCTGATAGATTCTGTTATTACACCATTCATAGAATCTACAACAAGATCATTTGATGTGCCCTCAATATACATTTGCTGTCTAGCGGAAGTATTCCCAAACTTTATACCAGCAGACCCACTATTATTTTGAGCTTGAAGATATAAATATTTGCTATCTCCATATACTGTTAATAGTTCTGCTGGGGTTGTTGTTCCTATTCCGACATTTCCGTTAGAAGATATTCTCATGTACTCAGACAATGAGGTTGTTCCACCACCAGCCCAAAATGTTAGAGCATGATTACTGCTAGTGTCTGTTCTATTACTAATGATTCTTGCTCCAGTATATTCTGTACTGGAACTTTTTGTAACAAAATCAATGCCGACACCAGCACCAACTGCAACTCCATTAGATGCTGTTAATAATAGTTTTAATGGCCTAACACCACTAGCAAATCCAGCAGTAGTATTAGTATATTCTATTATTGTATTTAAATTATTTGTATCAGTTATATGAACTTTACTTTGTGGAGTATCAGTTCCAACTCCAACATTTCCAATACTATTTATAACTAATCGATCAGTAAAAGTATTAGTTGCTTCTATAGTACCACTATTAGATTGAGCTATAGCAAATGAACTGCCAGAACCATAAGTAAATTTGCCAGTAAACCCACCCTTCTTAGTCATTCCTATTCTTCTGGCATTAGCATCAAAACTTAAATAAGTATTATCAATAGTGCTATTAAAAGATCCAGCAATGTTAATAATGGTCGAAGCTTCAGATAGTATGCTATCGTTTAGTGTGCTAGTTGAACTCCATTTTGGTATTTTTCCATTTGTTCCGGTACCTGTTACAGGATCACTTAACCTAGTTTGTAGTCCACTAGTATTAATTGTTATGGTACCGCTACCATTAGTTATGCTAATACCAGTACCGGCAGTTAATGTATTAGCAACAAGACTAGTACCACTTCCTATTAACAGCTGACCATTACTATAGCTGGTTCGCCCTGTTCCTCCTTTATTGACTGCTATTGTCGAGGCATCCCATGAAGCACTCGTTATACTACCGTTCGGACTAGCTGTCAAACTACCATAATTTAATGATGTACTATTTATTGTAAGCTGTGGAGCTGTTCCGTTGTAAAATGTGAATGTGCCACCACTAGGAACACTAAACCAAGTGCCATTAATGCCAGCATATTGTATGCCAATAGCATTATGACCATCGGTATTATTTTCATTCAATAATAGCCTAGTTCCATTACTAACAGACCCTAATGATGGACCACTTGCAGTACTACTATCATTAAATTTAATAAAATTTGAAAATGAAATACCAGATGATATAATCGATATTAATTCATTAACATTAATTTCAGTACTATTAAGTTTATTAAGTTGTAAATCTCCATAAGTTCCTGCTGTATATGTTCCGCTGTTAACCCCGGCAATACCACTACTCAGCATCACGAATTGAGATGCGCTAGTATCCCAACCCATAAAAGCTGTAAGACCAGTTCCTCTTACTAATGCTAATCCTCTATCATGCGTTAAATTAGGAACAACATTTCCACTACTTAATCCTAAAGTAATAATAGGATCCTCAATTGTGACGGTATCAACATTAACTGTAGTTGTGGTACCATTAACTATTAAGTTTCCTCCAATAGTCATATCACCTGATACGATTCCACTTCCAACAACATGTAAAGAAGTAGATGGAGAGGCTGTTCCTATCCCAATATTATTTCCGCTACCATAAATAGTACTATTTGGTTGCCACAGTCCAGATGATGAGTTGTAATATAAAAACTGACCACCTGATACTCCACTAAGTGCTACGTTATGTAATTCTTCTAGTTCAAATCCATTTTGAACTTTAACATTAATAATTCCTTGCTGATTATGAATCCTAATAAGATTACCAACACTAACCATATGATTTGGAGCAGAAGGTTTGATCGTGGTTATACCGCCAGAAACTGTGGGACTAAGCCATAAAGTGGTTCCTGGAGTTGCTCCATCAAATGCTGGGCTGGTATTTAAATTCTTAAGGGCTCCGTCAACAACCACCATACCTGTTCCGCCAGCCGATATAGTATTTGTTGTTATACCATATGTTTTACTACTAGTCATTTCGCCACTAGCAATAGATAATCTAATACTAGGCATATCTCCTTGAGCGCCATTAATATAAACAACACTCATCTTGGGAATAGTACTAGCAGTTCCATTATAAACAAGAGTTGTCAAAGCATCATTAATAGCGCTAAGATCACTCCACTGAGTACTACCATCACCAATTTTTAGTTTATTAAAATCAGTTACAAATCCTGGTTCACCACTACCTAAAACCGTGGAACTTTGAGCATCCCACTGATTATATGTGCCTTTTCTAAATTGTATATTATTTTGTCTTGGCATATTTTAACCATATTATGAGTTATCCTATTATAGAATCTAATACTATAATATTGATTATATTAACTTTGTCCAGCTTATGGAGTGCCGCCATCTATAATAAAGTTATGTAAATATGTTCCACTAATTCCATTCATTGGTATTATACCACTAATAGAGGTTGAAGAATAAGATGGAGAAGTATATCCATTAAATGGAATATTAAGTGTACCACTGATATTCTTTAGTATTAAAATATCATCATTAGCATTATACTGTAAACCACTATCAATAAATGGAAGCTGAGAAGACGATGATTGATCAGCAACTAAAACTATAGAAACAAGAGTATCTGTAGAAGTAACTCCACTTATATAAATTCCACTAGCACTGGTTGCATTAGTTGCTGTACTAGCATTTCCTACTAATGTTCCAGTAATACTACCAGCACCAAAGTTACCATTAGTATCTCTCAAGACTAGTGTATTACCAGTATTAAGTGATGTTCCCAAATCTGTTCTCATTTGGGCTAAAGTTCTACTAACTAACTGTTGAGAAGCTGCTGTTGGATCACTAATGAATACTGGAAAATAACTAGTACCAGATGCTGTTGCTGCTACTTGTAAATTAATAGTTCCAGAAGATGTATAACCACCACTAAAGATTGGTGCGGTTGTGAAGGTCTTTATACCTCCAATTGATTGATTTCCGGTAGTTCTTACTACTGTACTGTCAACATTAACAAGATCAGCGGAAACACCTATACCATCTCCGGCCCCAACATTGAATGACAAGTTACCACTTAGTGATCCGCCACCAGTTAAACCATTTCCTGCTGTTAATGAAACACCAGAAGCTGCTTTACTATTTAACTGATCCTGAATGCTACTGCTTACGCCTGTTAAATGAGTGAGTTCGCTAGTTGCTATACCAGTACTGAATAACATACTATTAGCATCAAATACAGCAACCCTATGCGCTGTCTGATTAGTAGCATACAAATTTGTACCGCTAACATTGCCATTGCTTACCAGTGAACCAACTTTAACTCGTCCGAATGTTCCGGCACCATAATCGTTACCAACAATAGTTCCAGTAGTAGAACTTAAGAATATGAACTCACTACTTTGGTTATTCCAACCCATAAAACCAGTAGCAGCAGCAGCTCCGTCCCAGTATCTTAACTGCAACCCTCTATCTAAATTATCTGCTCCTGATATAACTCCTGTTCCTCCTAGAGTTAATACAGGGTCTTGAACGGTTATTGTTGTACTATTTACAGTTGTTGTGACACCAGTAACAGTTAGATTAGCAACTATCATATTGCCAGTAACATTAACTGTTGGAGCATAAATATTTAATGTGTTTTGACCATCTGTCGAGTATATATTTGTAGTATATACATTAGTTCCACTAACTGTTGTTAATCCGGTAATAGAAGAAGCTAATGCTACTCTAGGATTATCATTAATACCATTTCCATTCGTAACATTTATATTTGATCCTTGAGTTATTGATCTAGCAGCAAATGCTCCATTATTATCTGGTCCACTTGTGCGAACCATTAATCCGCTACCTGTAAAAGAATGTAATGTGGCTGCTTGACCAGACAAAGCAAGTTGTAGAGTATTACTACTAAAGTCTGCTCTTAGTCCTGTGCTAACAGTAAGAGCAGTATCAACACAACTTGCTACACCACTACAAAAATTTGTGATATCGCTATATACATGATTATGACCACTTAAACTAACAGGGAATAGATTAGTCCCTAAAGTTCCTCCTGTTGGACCAACATAAGGAGTTTGACTAAAATATACATTACCACTATAAATCGTGGGATTACCAGAGTATACTATTGGACCTCTTGCTGTTACAGTAGCGCTGAGACTTATGTCTATATTTTGTCCAACGTATAAAGTTCCGCTAACACTAAGATCATCAACACCAACAACACCATTCCCAGCATCAATAGTAATACCACTATTAGCTGCTATCCTGAAATTATCAACACCAGTAATAGATGTTATTCCAGTAATAGAAGGATTTAAACCAATAACTGGATTGCCAGATACTCCGTTACCGTTAGTAATACTAATATTATTATTTAGACCAGATACACTTCTAGTAACAAATCCATTATTACCAGTTTGAACTACAATGCCACTAGTAGATAAATCATGAAAATTTTCTAATTTTGTACTAAGACCTATAGTATAATATGTACCACTAACACTAGTATCATTTAATAGTCCGCTAAGAGGAAGAGTCTGAAAGGTTATACCATCTTGTCCACCGCTAATTCCAGTAATATAACTATATAATGTATAAGCATTATTACTACTATCAAATTTAAATCCTATACCAGTTTGAGATATTAATGCGCTTCCACCAGCATATGGTAAAGTTCCCCATTCGCTTCCAATATTTGCTCCTAATCCTGTTCTACCAATCTTAAATTTACCAGTATCTATTTCAAAACCTATTTCACCTGGAGCCAAACGAGTATTAGATAACCAATCGGTTGATAAACCTCTACGAAGTTGAATTCTAGTATTAGCAGCCATTATGTATTACTCCAGATTATGTTTTGTTATGGTATTCCGCAATCAAACTGATACTGATCTAAATACCCACTCAATCCAACATTATTAATACCCCAAAGAAGATCGTCAACATGAACACTAGCATTATCTCCTAAAAATTCAGTTATATACTGATCCAAACCATCAATTCTATTAACATCTAATGTTCCACTTATTTTACTAAATGGAATATTATCTGGTAAATCACTCCAAAGAATTTTTTCAGTATTTACAATTTCCAAATTAAAAGAGTCATATCTTTCAACTTCTATACTGTCTGTAACAGTATCCAAAAACATAGTCTCAATTTCAATTATATGATTAATGGGTTCTGTGATTTCAATTATATAATTGCTCATACAGAGCACTCCAAAGCATCATTAGACTGACTAAATCGTTTAACTATGCTAATAGTTCCAAATAATATTCTGGTAGTATATTTACCTCCACCAGCATATAAATCATCAGGACTTTGTAATTCCAAATCATATTTAGCTGATGTAAAATTAAAACTATTAGTATATATAGCAGGAAACATTAGTGTTAGTTTACCATTGATTCCATCTATACTAAAACTATATACACCATCTGTGGGATCCGTAGTATTGAATGAATAAGTCTGGCCAGTATTAGTTTTCCATATTAATCTAGCACACCAATTTGTTAAATTTACTGGAATACCATTAGCATCTTTATAAATTAGACTAATTTTAAATGACGTGCCTTGTTCTATAGCAAAATCATATTTACTAGCTGCCATAGCTTATTGCCCCATTATATCATTGTAAAGAATATATAAACTTATACACCTAATAAAAAAGGCCAGCCTTTTGGGCCAGCCTTTAATATTTCTAATTTTAATAAATTAAAATAAAGATATTATAGAGCACCAATTAGAACTCTACGATTATCAAGAACAGCAAAGCCAAGCTCTGCCCAGCCGTAGAATCCGGCTCTCTTCTGACGATGTAGTGTTTCGTCTTCGAAGATTTGAACTTCTTGACGAATTGGCATTATGAAACTATCTCTCTTACGTTGATCTAATCCAACAACTATTTCTGTTTTACTACCTGGAAGGGTAGCGCCTAGTCCGCCTGTGGCTGAACTATAGAATAGTTGATACTGTTGACCAACACCAAGCTCATCAAGGTCGTGAAGATTAACACCGAATACTCTATTGATAGTGCCGTCACCAGCAGTATAAATTTCTCTGCGAGTAACTTCGTCAACTTGGTCAATACCCCAATTACGGATATCTTCCATAGCTTCTGGACTAACATAAAGATCAGTTAGTAAACCTCTATTATTTGATGTGCTGTTACCGCCGCCATTACGACGCATAACAGTTTTCATGAGACTTACTAGACGCTTGGTGAACTGACTGCTAGCAGCATCGCTATCGTATACAACGATATTACGATCAACGCCAGCAGCAAGTAGTGTGTGCCAACCGTCATCATTCATCTTCTTAACAAAAGAAGCTTCGAGAACTTCCATAGCACGACCAACAACGTCCCAACGGGCGTCACGAGCATACTTTAGAAGATAATCGATACTAGCACCAACGTCATAGGTTGGAACCATGACGTAATCACCTTCAACATGGCGTTCTGGAATGTAGCCATGGTTTGGGATTGTATAGGCAACGAAATCTTTTTCTGTGCCTGGAGCTAAGAAATCGAGTGGGAATTCTGGAGTAGCACTTTGAGCTAATTGAATTGGCTCGAAGATACCATCAAGAATATCGCCACTAAGGATACCTTTACGAAGAGGAAGCTCAAGAGCTTTTGCAAATTCTGCATTAGCAGCAAGAGCAGTCTCTCTATTAGCCGAACCAGAACGCATTAGAAGATCTGTTAATTCTGGTGTTGGCTGAAATCTTTCGGTTTTAGCTGACATGTGTTTTTCTCCCTTTATTTAAAAAATGAATTATAGGTTAACTGATACTTTGGCATAACCGTCGGTGTCTTTGGCACTTAGGAATTGACCAACTTTAACAGCATTTGTTGAACTGGTTCCAATTAGACCACTGACACCAACATAAGCATCAGCACCAGCAGATGGTGTTGTGCCTGCAACTAGCATGTTTGTTGTTACTTGACCTACTCGAAGGAGGGTGACCTTGCCACCAACCTGTGTCTCGTCTTTGTGCCAATTGATGTGTTGTCTTGTTAGATCAAGATTAACAACATCATTTAATAGAACGCCTACTGGCTTAGCGCCAGAAGCCACAGCAGCATATGCTACTACAGCATTGCCATCATCCATCGAAACGCCAACACCACTAGTGGCTGTTACAACACTAACAACACCACCTCGCTCGGCTGTTGATGCCATGAAGAATGAAACGTCAGTTAAAAGTTCGATACGATCTGGTTTTAGAGCCATTGTAATTTCTCCGTATTAATTGGTGATTACTTATTGTTTTTTTTACCTAGTTTACTACTTACAAATTCGATCAAAGCTGCTCTAGTTGTTTCTAGTGCAGATACTACATCGTCGCTACCAACGCCCAAATTTACACTAGCTTCAACTTCGGCTGTTTCTAGCACCGATGGATCTGCTTCAACTGAAGTTTCTTCTGATGCTTTTTTGCGCATCATCATAGCTTCTTCTTCTTCTTTCTTTTTGATCTTTTCTAACCAAGGTGGCATTTTGCCAGCAAAAAGAGAAGTCATAGCTTGAAAAGCTTCATCATCCAAACTTTCGAATTTGTCAACTGTTGCCTCGGCTGATTCATTATCAATACCAGCCTCAATTAAAGTAGCCATTCTTTTCATTTTCTTTTCTTTCTTCATCATGGCTTCTTCTTTAGCAACATATTCTGCGATAGTGGTAAGAGCAGCTTCTAATTCACTCTTTGCTTTCTTCATCATCTCTTCTTCTTTTTTCATTTGCTCTTCGGTCTTTTTAGCTGCTTCTGATTTGATTTGTTCAATTTCAGCTTTTAGTGCTTCATTGGCAACAGTTAACTCTTCAATTTTTGATGTTAATTCTGCAGCATTAACTTCTGCAACCTGAACAACTTCTGTTTGTTCAACTTGTTCTACTGCTGCAACTTCTGCAACAACTGGCACTTCTTTATTTTCCGTATTAATTTCTGTATTAGCTGAACTCATAATTAAAGTCTCCGATTGTATATTGGATTGAATATTTAATACACCTGAATTGACAATTTCTTGATTTTTTTCTTTATTATTATCATTTATAATAAGATTATTATTTGGAGATATTAGATTTTTAGAAAATATAATGCTATCTTCATTGGCTGGTTTATTTACAAATCCTTTGCCACTAAATGTTATATTTCTTAAAACTCTACCAATTTTATAGTCTTGATGTTCACCGATTCCACCATAGGATCGTAAAAATTTTGTTAAATATGCTGTTTCAGAATTACGTCCTAATATTTTATATTCTCCAGTACTCTTATTTAATAAACCATAATCGAATCCTTTAAAAAAACATTCCATACTAACATATTTTGTACCGTCTTCTATCTCTGATATTAGTTTTAAAGATCGTTCTCTCAGATCTTCACTACTAAAACCTTTATAAATAACTGATCCTGTTAAAATATGATATTTTTCTGGAAGATTTTCTACAGGAGTATTTTCATCTATTAATATTCCGTCTTCTGTGATTGGCCAATTCGAAACAATATGGCCGATAATACTATGTTCATCGTGTTCTAAATTTGTTGGTTTGTGTTCAGGAGTATTTTTAGCATTCCATACTTCTACTTTATCAAAGATATCATCATTTTTGTTCCATGAAGATGATACTAAAATAGATTGAACATAATATAGATCTTCGTCATCAAAAGATGCTATGCTTTTTAAGTATTTTGAGTCTTTTTTATTTCCGGCATATGGCTCAACAACACAAGCATATGATATTGATGCTGAACTTTTTAGAATTTCTTCTAATCCGTCATTTTTTTCTTGATCATATATTTTCATATTATTTAACCTTTATTTTGGTTAGTTATCTATTTCAGTATACACCATAGAATAAAAAGATGCTTTAGCCTGCTTAGTCTCGTCAACAGATAATTCTCGACCAATATCGGACTGTAAAGCTTTTAGCCATATATAGTATTTATTTAATATACCATTATTATTTTCTAAAGAATTTAAATTATTTACAATCGACTCATCTGCTATAGAAGAAAATGGAGTAATATTTAATAATATATTAGTTTTAATATCTTCTAATTTTTGAGATTCTGTATTACTTAAACTTCTTAAATTTTTCTTTTTAAAGAACTCTAGTATAATCGGATTAATTACTTCGCTAATTTTTTCCTGTGCTCCTGATGCCCATAATACTAATTTAGCTCCGGTTTGAGGAGAGAATTTTTTAGTCTGTCTTTTTTCGCTATCTTTAGATAATTTTGGGCGACCTTCTCCTGGCTGTTTTGGTAAAGAAGAAGTTTTTGGGCCACTATTTCCACCTCCAAATGGAACTGATGGAGTTTTCATTTCAAGAGCAGATTTTTCTCCTCCTTTTTTCTTATCTAAGTCTAATCCTATTTGACTTGGTGAAACAACTCCTGTTTGTAATGCAATCTTTTTCAATGAATTTTCAAACTGAGGATCAAACCATGGGCCAGATTTTTGAACCATTCTATTACTATCTCTTTCTCTACTTTCTCTATTAAGTCTACTTTTTTCCATATCAGGATCAATACCAAATCTTGTTTGTAATAATTCATCGCTAATAAGATTTCTATCAGCTAATTGTACTAATAATGCCTTTTCAGTATCTTCATTGCTAAGATCCATTCGATCAAATTCAATTTTTGCAGGAAACTTGAAGCCCATAGCCTTTTGCACAATTGCTATTTCTTCTTCCCAGAATTCTATAAGTCGATCTCTACCATATTGTAATCTTTGAGTTAACGTTTTTAAACTAATAAAATTATTCGTGGTACCTGCGGCGCCGAATGTTCCTGTAAGAGTAGGAGGTATTCCCAAACCAGCATATATTGCATTTAAGTGAGGAATATATTTACCTTCTCCTAGAAAATTATGAACATTGGTATTGCTTTCTAATAACTCTATATCTGGCCCCCAAATCAAATCCATTGTACCTCCGCCAACATTATTGCCAAGAATCTGAGCAAGCTTGGATGTTGCTGCTTTAGTTGGAGCAATCTTATGCTCTAAACTTCCTAATTTAAAAATTCTAATATTACTAATAGCACCATCAAGGGCTGCCATATCAGCCAATTTAAGTTTCTCAACAACTGTAATATCGTCCATAATGGCATAAATCATAGGATATGCCCATGCCTGCCAATCATCTTTTTTATAATGAAATACTAGAGTTTTATCAGGATCAAGAGGATATGGTTTTTTGTTTTTAGCAGCTTCTATTATTTGTTGTGGTAGACTATCTATAACTCTTTTTTCGTTTTCTGTTTTAGGATTATTTATTAGCTTTCTAAGAGATGCTGGCAATTGTAGTTCATATGTTTTTTCAGTAAGGAAAGAGGACAATGCACCAGCTGAAACTTCTATACAGATAGGATCAATAAATGTATATTTCCAAGGCACCTCTCTTTTTTCTACATTTAATTCTGGTATATCATTAAGCTGCATATCGGCGGCTCCAAGAGCCTTATATAGTTTGTCTGAGGCTTTTATGCTTAATTTAGCTGTTCTTCTATCTATAACAACATTCCCACTCTTATAAAGATTATTCAAAAATCTTTCACTTCTATCTTTCCCATTTATTTTCTTGAACCATCTTCGATAAAATCTTTCAATTCTTTTATTTCTATGCACTAGTCGTATGCCTTGGCTTGCAAAATCTCCCATAAGATCAATCACGTTTTTTACTAAACCAACTCTTTGATAAATTCGTTCTGCTCTTTGCAGAATCATTTTTATCTCATTAGGAGGAGCTTCTTGTGGCCTAAATGTATAGTAATCGTCTTTTGTTAATCCTGGGCGACTACCGGTAAGACCATCCAAACTAGAGAAATCCAAACTATATCTTCTTCCGCCAGCAGCAGTTGCTCTTTCTACTAAAGTAAACTCGTCTAATGATGCTCCTGCTGTTTTTAATGCCTCTTGTTTGCTAGATAAATCATCTCCCCATGTTACATAGGCTTCTGGTGGTGCAGAGTGTACTGTTCCGAGAACTTCATCCTTTGTTCTTTTTTTAGCCATAATATTAATTCTATTGTAATAGGATTGTAAAACAATTACTGGTAAGTTTATACACTTTATCTATAAATTCCTGTATAAATATCGTCATTAGCATTAGAAGTAAACCATTCTGGACCTTTATACATACTTCCGTTATTTTTAGATTGGTCTTTTGCATTAGCTCCTATAACATCATAATCAACTGGTTTTAACACTTTTGTTAATTGTCTAGCTAACATATTAGCTATTATTAAAGAGCTATATCTATCTTTTCTAAGTCTTCCTTTTTTTCCGTGTCCTAATTTAGTCTCTGGAGTATCCCATCTGTCTCTGGCATTTGGTCCATTACTTGTTTGTGTCATAACTATTGTTGTTAATTCATTTTTCAACTCTTCAATTTCTAAAATGCATTCACTTACATTATCATATAACGGATTGAGATCTGCTTCTAGTATATTTTGACCTTCTTTTTCTATAGCTAATCCTAAAGTCAAATTATCAAATGATGGAAATAATAGGGTTTTGTCTTCTAAATCTTTTCTAAGTCCATGATTAGCTTGGCTGGTCCAGTCTGCTTTAGCAAATTGTACAAGCTCTAATATGTGTAGTCCTGCTTGAGAATCTGTGTCCTTAGCTTTGTCATCATTTACGGTTGGCCAAATTAATAATTCTCCATCCTCTAATTTATTTGGGTCGTGCAATGATTCTTCAATAGCCACACCACCTCCCTGAGCATCCATTCCTATCCTTAAGGGCTTAAAGGTTTTCATCAAATTTCTAATTTTACGAGCACAGAATCCATAGAAATCATGTTCCGTAATTAACCCTGTTTTTTGACGTTCTTTAAAATTAGCTCTATTAGTAGTCCAGCAATACACGATTTTAGAATGTGTAGAATTAACTTCTAATATAACTATACTAAAGTTATCTTGTTCACTAGCTGGATCTATTCCATATATATATTGTTTATCTGGATCTCCTTTAGCCACCGCATCAAAAAGAATTCTTTTACCATCAATAATAATTTCTTTATTAGATACAACACAACTTTCTATTAAACTTCGTCTAAAAAAACCTTCACTGTCCTTAACAAAGCAAGCAGCATATTCCATATTATAGATTCCATTATGAATAGTTGCTTTAGCTCTACTAACTTGTTTATCGTCCATGAATCCTTTTGGTATTAATTCATAAGGAATACGTATGATACTATAGTCTCTCCAATTAAAATTCTCAGGAACTTCTCCTTTAAATATATCTTCTAATTTAGATTTATCTCCTTTGCTTTCTATAATTGTTTTATATCTTTTCCAATAACTAGCAAAGTGTTTAAAATCATAATCTGCCGTTCCAGAAATTATTGCTTGATTTCCCATCTTAGTATTAAGAACTTCTAATTCTTCATTCCATAAACCAGCGTCTATCATAGCTTTCTTTTTTGCTTGCTCTTTAACATTCTGAATAGGACTAGCACTAACAGCAGCGAATCCAGAAACTACCGTCTCATAAATATCTGGACTTATAGATGCAAATTCGTCAGCAATAATAATATGTGCTCTTAATCCTCTGATTTTACTTCCGTCACCCATTGGAATAGCTATTGTCCAACTATCTCCTAATCGGATAGTACATCTGTCAACGTCTCTTCGTGGTCCATCATCATTACCATTAAAAATACTTCTTAAAATAGGACTGTTTCTCCATATTGTTTCCATATATTCAAAGATGATTTTACTCTGACGAAAGGCAGCACCGACAACTACTATTTTAGTACCAGGACAGAATGTGCATTTTATAATACAATACAAAGCTAATAAGAATGATTTTCCCCAACCACGACTAGCAATATACATTGGAAATGGTCGTATCCAAAATTCTTGTAAAATTACAACTTGCATAGGATGTAATTCTATATTAAATAGTAATTTAACCATACTACCAATATATTTAGGATTTTTTAATATACGCATCAAATGAAGATCTGGAAATTCTATATCTTTCTCAGACCTGTGTATCATTACATTATTAGGCAAACTCAGGGCTGATAGATCACCCAAGCCCAACCATGCATCGTCAAATATTATATCAGTATTATTGGGCATCTGTTTTTTTTACCATTTCGATATAGTGTATTTTTTTAAATATAAATTCAGCTATTTTTTCAGCACTAGTTGCATTACCACAAAATATTACTTTGATATTATGATTTAATTGTAATTCAAGTATATTTTTAACTAAAAAAGCTGGAGTAATTTTAACTTTATCCCACATTTTTTTAGGAACAGTACTGCCTATCGGATATATTAGTAGGTCCTCTAAGTCAAATTCTAATAATAAAAATGAATATTTAAATTGACTCAAGCGCATAATAACATCTTTGAATCGACTTTCCACTATATTTGTAGCAAATTCACTAGCGCTCTTTTTTCTTTCGATGGTAAGAATGCTTTCCAGTCCTTCGATACTATAATCTCCAGTATCAAGTTTCTTATGTGCCGTTGTATAACTCTCAAAATTCCACGGCTGTTGTTCGCGCGTGTCTATTATAATGGTAAAATTATTATAAGTATTATTATTTGTCATTATTTTTCTGTTTTACTATGTTATAAAAAACAGCCTCATAATAAGTTTCTACACCAGTAATTGCTTTATGATGATCTTTACACAATGTTATTCCATTATCAACAGCGAACCGTAGTCCTGGAAAATCAGCCCAACGACGAATATGGTGAGCATTCAATTTTTTCTTATTAGAACATCCTGGCCATTGACAAGTATGATTATCCCTTGCATAAATTTTATTTCTCCATTTTTTATACTCAGGATCATCAAAGTTTCTAATCATTCTTTGTTATCTCAATATCTTGATTTACCATATCTTTGACTAAATCTTCGAATGGTATTTTAGGCTCCCAACCTAGTAACTTTTTAGCTTTATCAGAGTTTCCTCTCAGATAATCTACTTCGGCTGGTCTGTAGAATTCAGGATCTATAACAACATAATTATTCCAATCTTTATTTATTAGACCAAAAGCTATTTGCAAAAACTGCTCAACACTATAGCATTGTCCGGTGCTAATAACAAAATCATTTGCGGCTATATTGTTATTTAGCATTAGTCTCATAGCTTCAACATAGTCTTTAGCATGTCCCCAGTCTCTAACTGCTTTTATGTTTCCTAATCGCAATTTCTCATCTGGCTGTAGTTTGTTATTAGCTAATCGACCAACATATCTGGTAATCTTACGCGTTACAAAGTTTTCGCCGCGTCGTGGACTTTCATGATTAAATAGTATTCCACTACAACAATATAAGTTATAAGCCTCTCTGTATATTTGAACCATTCGATGACTAGCTAACTTAGCTACAGCATAAGGACTTTGTGGCAATAAGGAGGTTTCTTCATTTTGATATTTGTTACCATCACTATCAACTGAGTAATTTCGCCCAAACATTTCGCTAGTACTAGCCTGATAAAACTTAGTATGTTTTGAAAATAGTCGAATAGCCTCCAAAACATTAATAACACCAATAGCATTAATTTCAAATGTTGTAGTTGGTTGTTTGAAACTTGTGGCCACATGACTTTGGGCCGCCAAATTATAAAATTCATCAGGTTGGATATATGATATTAAAGATATGCATCCGCTAGGATCAGTAATGTCATATTCTTGCAAAATAAAATTAGGATTATCTATATGTTTGATTCTATTGAAGGTATTGGTACTGGATCTTCTGTATAATCCAATAACTTTGTAATCTTTGTCTAATAAATTTTCTGCTAAATAACTACCATCTTGACCTGTTATTCCCGTAACAATTGCTGTTTTCATATTTACTCCACAGTATCTGGTGTTAAAAGAGGTTTATCTACAGTATTATCCTGAAAAGAATGATAGCCAGCTAATTGCTGTTTGTATTTTTCGGTAGCTAAACTGATAATCTCCATTTGACGTCCTTCTTTTTCTCGTGTTTCTTCGTCTTCCAACATGCGTATTAATCCTGTCCAACTGCTTTTACCATCTTCTATTCTTTTGATACGCTGTTCACGAGTAGCCTTAAGATCTTTGCTAATCTTTTGTTGTTCATTTAAAAGTTTAGTATATTCGTTAGTATAGTTGGCAATACTGTTACGAGCAAAACTTAATTGAGTTTCTAAATTAGCCAATTTCGGTATGTCTCTTTGATCTTCACTTTTTTCATATTCTTTGTCAACTTGCTTTTGTAATTTTTCAGTTTCAGCAATATGCCGCTTTCGTTCTTTCATACTTCGATTAATCAGAATATCAATAGTTATAAATTGTTTAATCTGAAGTTCTTCGGCGGGTAAAACATCTTCACGAAATTGTTTGACTAAATTAACCCAGGTACTTTCAAAATATTCTAGTTCACCGCTCTCTTTATCAAATTGTCTTAGTATTTCTAACCAAAAGGTTTTACTGTGTAATTTTTGTTTTAGTATCTGATCATCTTGTGAATTATTAACCACAGATAATTGATTCTCATTAATATATCTTTCTACTGGAGCTAAGTTTCTGTTTAGAGCATCAGCAATTTGCTGTAATGGTATTGAACTATAGTTATCACGAATGTATTTTTCTTCTTCTAAACTTAGTTGTCCTCGTTTTCTTGGAATGTTTCTATTTTCCAATTGTTTTCCTCCATTATTTTTTGAATATGAGCTTTGAGTTTTTTAAGCTCGGTCTTATTAATTTTAGTTCCATGTTTTAGTTTTAAATAACTTTCTCTATAATCACTTTGTATGTTAGAATCTAAAAATTTAATTAACTCTTGGTTTTCTAATAGTGGTGCAGGAAGAGATGGGCCTAATGAGGTGTTATTCTCAATATAACCTGGTTGAATAATATTCTTTTTGGCCTCATTTCTTTTTGCCCATGCTGCATATAGTTCACAATCATTTTTATTTTTATATTGTTCACACTGATTAATGCTCACTTTACAACCTTTATCAAAAAATGGACAAGTTAAACAAGGTTTGTCGGGCCTTTGATAGTTATTACGTTTGTAATTAAATAGTCTATTACGAACATGGGTCCAAAGAAAGTTTTCTAGTGGCCTTTTCTTGTCATAATTTTTTAATCCTTCCAAAGCAAAAATAGCAGCTTGTTGCTTCATATCTTCTATGCTATGATAGGCGAATCTGAATTTATTAGCTAATCTTTTAGTAATATTATCCAAAACTAATAAAAATTCTTCTGTTTCTACGCCATTGGGCAATTTATCTTTGTTCTGTTGTTTTTTGGTCATTTAGTAATTCTGCTATGCTCTTTCCGTTATCTAATAATAAATCATTAATAACTTCATCATTTACTGATCCAGAAGCTTTTACAGATAGTACGCTATCAGTAATGGTTGGAAAATTGGGCGAATTTAAATTTGAAAATGTCATATGTTTATCCTTGCGCTAAACTTGTCAACTGTTATTATAATATGTTTTGATGGATGATTGTCAACAATTAATAAGTATAGGAGTATTTTATGGCTAATTATAAAAAGTGGGCACCCTCAGAATTGGACTATATTCAAAATAATCATAATGTATTATGTGATGAGAGTTTAGCAGCATCACTAAGCAAAATAACTGGACAAAACATTAGTACTGCCATGGTTCGTAGACAGCGAAGAAAGTTATCACTAAAGAAGAGCAGAGGACGTCCACGAAAGACAAAGCCTGCTACTACAGCATCAACGAATATTCAGGTTGAGCAGAGTGTGCTTTCTTAAAGTTATTTTAATTAAAAATTGATTATAACGGCGGCCATAGCTAAGAAATTAGTTGTGGCCGTTGTTGTTTTTATGGGGGTTGGCCGTTATAATAAGGTGACATGAAGTCAAAAATACCTTTAGGAGATTAATAATGAAAATTTTTATGCTATTAGTTTGTGGTTTGTTTTGTTGTGTTGGAAATGATAGTAGCGGTTGTGAATGGACAAGAGCAAGAAATGTTCATACTCAGCCAGTTTATGCTCCTGTTCAGCAGTTTCAACCAGTTGTATCATGGTCTTATGTTCAACAGAATACTGTTACCTATGTTCCAACAGTAGTTTATCAGCCAGTAGTAAATACTCAGGTAGTACCTGTTCAGACAGTAATTTATCCAGCTTATCCCCTTTATAGTCCTGTTCCGACTGCTCCTCATTTCTATGGATATAATGTTTATAGATACTAGGGGGGAATTCGGCTAATATATAGTAAGTAATCTGTAGATGAATAAAATATGGTGCAGGGTTGATTGTTAGTTGGTGGAAACTGGCCAATTGATATGATGACCCGGCCATTTTTTTTAGAATCGATGCTACTGGGCTCATTATTGATACTTGTATCGGCACAAAGATGATTTATAAAAGATTATTATAGGGGAAAATGGCTAATAAACTGGCCAATTTGTTATGATGGTCCTTATTGTTTTTGGACCACCCGCAAGGTATGGCGATTTTCTAAACCCCTTGATATAAAACGAAAAAACCCCCTCTTGCCCTAAAGTGTTGTGGCGTAAGACTTTACGACGAGTTATGGCCGCAAAAGTTGCCCTAAACTCTTATGGGATAAGGACTTACGTTAAATGACCCTAGCAAATGCTATGCCAAAGAATAAAGAATAATATATTCTCTAAAAAAAATAAAAAAAATAAAAGATTTCGCTTGCAACCTAAAGATATGTCTGTATAATGTCGATATAAGAAGTAAGACAGAAGAGAAAAGGAAAAGAAAATGATCGGCAGTTTTTCAGTTGGCGATTGGGTTGAGAGTGATGAAGAATATGGGCTTGATTGTGAGAACTATCCGGTTTATCGAGTCGAGTCGGTGAACGACGATAATACCCTTACTGTACGCGACGAGGAAGGCAACGTTGGTCGGCTCAACGCCGACTATGTTTCTCATGCTGATATCGATTACATTCCCGGTCTTGACGATGGAGAGGGAATCTAATCTCCCCAGTAAGGAGATTATATAGAATACTCTCACAAGGAAAGAAAATGAATAGTTTTGCAAGATTGAATCGGATTGGAATGGACGCAAATGCTACTAAGGATAAGGTAAGATACTTGCGAAAAAAGTATAATCTTGGATATGATATGCAACCCAAGGAAAAAATAATGTCTGTTTCTGAAATGATTTGCAAACTAGAATCTCATGGCCTGATCGTACAGCGGTTGCCGGATGATAATAATACGCTACACGTTGACGGCTATCATCCTCCCCATTGTAAGGGGTTGCCCGATTGGCTGTATGATTGCCCCAGTTGGGGGGTATCGTCATGTGGGATTTCTAGGGTTTTCATGTTCAAGGTGGGCTAACCCCCCACTAGAGGTATGCACTCGACGTAAATCCTTGCTACATAACACTTTACGGCGAGGCGGGGCGCAGGGGCTTGACGCAAACTCTTACAGCATAACAACTTAAGATAAGCAGAGTTTTGGCATGATATTTGCTGTAAGAAATCTTACGATATTGTAAGGAAAGATTTTTGTTGACTTCTAAAGTATGGATGGTATAATGTCGATATAAGAGAAAAGGAAAGAGAGAAAGAAATGGAAAATCTGGTTCTGATCGTTGTGAAGGGTAAGTATAAGGTTTATCGGGAAAAGAAGTATCCGAATGGATATCACCGTCAACTGCTTGCTACGTTCAAGAGTTCATATGAGGCCGAAAGGTTTATGAACACCTTCGCCATTTGAGGGGGTTGACGATACGAAAAAGTTTTGATAGAATAGAATCACAAGAAAGAGAGAAAGAAGATGGAACAAGCAACTCATATCAACGACTTCATCGGCACCCTTCCTAGGATTGTGGAAAAGAAAGTTTGGAAGGTTACGGATGAGAATGGTATGGTAGTGCAACACGTTGCCGCTACCGATAATCGCAAGAGTACCGCTCAAGCGTATATCGACCAGAAGTATCCTGGCAAGACTCTTACTCTTACCTTCTCGCACTTCAATGGCTTGATTACCCTACGATAGAGGGGATTGACAAGCAAAAAAGTTTCTGTAAAATAACTTCATCATCACCACAAGGAAAAAGAAAATGTTCGGAACCGCCTACGCCAATCGACAGAACAGCCTCAATACTATCTTCTCGTCCATGATCGCTGGTAAGTATACTAGTGTGATCGATCCGAAGGGTAGGGTTTATGCTGGCCTTGTGAATGGCATCATGCGTGAGGATGGTAGTGGTCGTAACTGGATTGTGACGATCACAAATAAGACCACGAGCGAAAAGGTATTCATTCACGCAACGTAAACTCAATAGCCGCAAGACTTTACGTCGAGCGGTGGCGGCTCGGTTTTTCGCAAAGTCTTGTCGCATAACGACTTACGAACCTTGCGATCTTTTAAGGAAACTTTTTGCTTGATCTCTAAGAAATACCCTGTATAATGACGATATAAGAGAAAGAGGAAACAAAATGATATCCAACGAAATCAAAAATGCTTTGCGTCAGATTTGGGGTAGCGAAACGTACAATGTGGTGCTACTGTATACGGCAGACGGTAAACTGTTTGCTGAGTGCGAGGCGACGAATGATCGGCGTAGACTCACGGAAAGCAACTACGAAGAAATGCTGAACGATATGTTCTATAACTTCTGTATGGAAAAAGCCTCTTGGATGGGCGTCTCATGACCCCCACTAGAGGGGTTGACAAGACAAAAAAGTTTCTGTAAAATACGTTCATCACCAAGAGGAAAAAGAAAATGGCTACCAAGTTCAAGATTATCGAAGATGCCAAGCGTCAGGTTCGCATGTGCTTTGTTGGTATGGCCACTCGGCATCAGCCGTCCCTTGCCGATGGATTGTATGGCCCGATTCACAGTGAAAAGATTCACAAGTTCAATCGCAAGGCTCTCCGCAAGGGTAGTAAGGCTAAGGCGGAAAAGGTTGACTCTCGCTACAATGGGGGAGAGGATACCATGATTGTACCCGTTGGCAAGCCCGGTTCGGCTGAGCGTAAGGCAGCGTTGGCCGACCAGTATGCTGCCATTATGGCATCGGGCGAGGAAGTTTCACCCTTCGGTTGGAGGGGTTGACCTAAAGCCTTGCCGCATAAGACTTTGAGACGAGGCCCGCCGCCCGCGTTTGACGTAAACTCTTATCCGTCAACGAGTTGCGAAACTTGCAGCATTGTAAGGAAAAAGATTCATATCTCCACTTGCATTGGCCGATATTATGTGTATAATCGTGGCATGATGATCACAACCAACGAGGGCTCGAAAATGTTTCACGACTTAGACGAAGCAAACAGCCAACTGAGTTACCTTGCAGAGCAGGGTATCATCGAGCCTATGGTAGAGCCGATTGACGAACCCGACTGCCACCCGATGGATTGGGCAGAGGTTACGGGTCTGGCTGAGATTCTGGTCGAAGATATTTATCCCGAAATCGTGGAGGCTTGACAAAAACTATGTTTAGTGCTATGCTGTTCGTTGTGGCCTATGTTGGGCTTTGTTTCTGTACCATTGCAAAAGAGTAAAAAGATGAGTCATCCTGATCCTTTGTTCGATCCCGAAAACTCTTATGAGGAAGATACTATGAGCAGCCACTTTGACGATTATAACTACGATTACCATGACGCTTTCTATGGCGAGGATAGTTCAGCCTATCATGCCGATGCCGATCATGAGATTGAGAGCCAGTTGGATGATGACCACGATGATGATTACGATGATCACTATGATGACAGCATGGATGGAGATCACGACAGCGCTATGGGGTCAGTAGGCTGGGCCGAAGATGAATACTATAATCCTTCAATGGATGACTATGGTGACTGGTGATTATGTAATATATTATGACAATTATGGCATAAGCATATACATTTGTTTATTTCTGTCATGATAGTATCCCACCCGTGTTTTTTACCAACCAACTGAACAACTCCATTTTTCTTTTGTGATGGGTCGGTATGATGCCATACGAGAGAGCGAGAATCATCATATCCACAATGTAAGCAAGATTTATCTTTCATGTATTCATCATATAGAATCCTTATTTTATTTCTACGACTTTTAGAATACTGATTGATTTTATCTTTTGTTTTTGATCTATATTCCGATTGTTTTTGGTTCACCATAGACCTATGTTTGCTCTTGTATCTTTGGTTTCTAATCTTGTAAGACTCTTTATTTCGCTGATATTCTTGTGGATCATATTTTGCCATAGTACTCGTCTCCGGTATGGAAATGTAGACTATGGTTTATACACCAATATCATAATAATCTAACTACTTGTCGCATAAGACTTTACGACGAATCGGGCCGCACAGACTTGACGTAAACTCTTTAGATTCAAGACCTTAGAACAAATCAAGAATCTTTTATTTTCTTGTTGACAGCCTAAAGAACGGACTGTATAATGTCGATATAAGAACAAAGGAGAAAACATGATCACCAATGATATCACCAACGTAGTAACCATGACCGCAAAGACTCTTTCCGGTACTAAGGTTGTGGTCAACAGTTTCGACGTTATCATCGAAAACGGAAAGCCGCTGATCATGTTTTTCGTCAAGGATGAGAATGGCCAGTTTGGGCTTTTCAATCAGAATGAACTTACTGATTTTGTTGAGACTTGACAGAATAAGTTTTATAGCGTAGAATCCTAACATCATCACCACCAAAGGAAAGAATATGACTCACGCCGAAGCAGTTTCTATGGTTCGTGGCAAGCGGAATAAGGATAGCCGCAAGGTAGGAAACAACACCTACGCTGAAATCCTACCATGTGGATCGGTTGGTATTTTGCTCCACAGTACCTATGTGGTAAAGATTCATGCTGACAATACCTATACCCTGCAAACGGGGGGATGGCAAACCAGCACTACCAAAGATAGAATCAACCAGTATAGCCCCGTTCGTGTGCATCAGCACAAGTATGAGTGGTTCGTGACTGTAAATGGTAAGGAATATCCTTTTATGGAAGGCATGGTGGTGTGATGTATGCAATAAATGTCTATGAACTATTGAAATGGTATGGTACTGGCCGGTGGTGACCTAAAGCCTTGAAGCGTAACACTTTACGCCAAGGCCCGCCGCCAGCGTTTGACGCAAACTGTTGTGCAGTAAGGACTTAGAAATATTGAAGACTGGGGCTTGACAAGTCGATAATAGTAGTGTAGAATGCTAATAAGGAAAACGGTGGTAAAATGTATCAAACCATGTGGACTATGTTTCAGCGTGGGCAGATTACTGAGCAGGGTTGGCTCAACTTCTGTGATTGGTATATGTGGGAGTGTATCATGACTCGTCCTGAGATTGTTCAGATGATGATTCGGATGAAGTATAACTAAAGGAAAGGGCTACGGATGGCCGATATATATCTAGACTGGAATAGTTTCAGTGTGGGATTTGTTGTTGGCCTTGGTTGTGCTTGGTTTGTTTGTGATCTTGTTTTTCCATTAAGGAAATAAAATGACCATTAAGGATAAGATTGTCCTGTCTGTGGCGTTTGTTTGTGGTTGTATCGCAACTTTTCTTATGGGGTAAAAAATGTTTTCTGGAATCCCTATGATTGTGGAAGCCTTAAAGAAAATGAACGACTCTAAGACCAAGTGATCTAAAGCCTTGATGCGTAAGAGTTTACGCCAAGGCCCAGCGGCCGCATTTGACGCAAACTATTGAGACACAACAACTTACGATTTTCAAAAAAATATGCTTGACTTCTAAAGTTTAGGCTGGTAGAATACCGATATAAAGAGTAAGAAAGAGAGTGAAAAATGTTGAGTGACTGCTGTGGTGTGACGATCTATCGTGGTGATATTTGCTCGCGTTGCAAGGAACATTGCGAGCCGTTTGTGGATAGTGATGATGGCTATGATGCTGTGAAAGATAACTACCTGACTAATGGTGGTTATGGGTACAATGATCGTACTCGTCGTGAAGATGCTGAATGGGCTGAAGAATGTCGCCGTAACAACTGGAAATAACATGATTACCCTTCAGGAAATGAGACTCGCTGCTGCTGATGCTCTTGGCACCATGTCTCATGCTGTTATCGACAATGGTAACGAGTTTCTTATTGTTACCCTCGACAACTGTAGCATGGGAGAATGTGGTACGTTTTTTGCGGATGATGTTCGCAAGATATCTATCAGGAAAGACAGTAGCCGTGGTGCTGCTGGTAACCGTATTGAGGATTGGGCTGCTGATATCTTGAATCCGTATGCTTGACAACGTTTGATTGTGTGATAAGATAAAACCAAAGGAGACAGTGAAAATGACGAAGTGTGTTGTGACGGTTACTGATACGTTTGGCGGTGAGGCTAACTATGGTTGGGTGAAGCGGTATGAGTTTCAGCCTCGTAATGCTGAGTCTCAGCGTAGCGTTATTCGACAGGCTAAGTCTCTGGCGAATATGACTGCGGTAAAGGCCGATACCTACGACTATGGTGATGGTTATACCGTGAAGCCGCGAGGATACAATCAGATTATCTTCGTGGATTTTGAATGAGCCATAAACCCTTGCTGCATAAGACTTTGCAGCATGGGTGGCCGCAGGCGTTTTTCACAAACTGTTGTGGCATAAGGACTTGTGGCAAAAAGATTTCTTCAAGGATAGGGCTTGACAATGCCGATAATAGATGTATACTGGGGCTATCTGGTTTGGTTGGTCTTCACTACACGAAAGGGATTTTTATGAACGATGTTCTTCTTTTTGGTTCGATTGCTACGGTTGTTGTTTGCTGCCTTGCTATGTTTGCTGCTTATGGCATCTATGGTGGTGTTCATGGGTCGTTGTCAACGGCAAAGGCCGGAGAGTTCTATAACTTTGAATATCTCCAGCCTAATGCTGGTGACCCTGAGCGTTATCTGGCAAAGGTGCTGAGTGTGCATGTGTTGGACGATAATGCTATTCGCAGGCTGAATGCTCGTAGTGCATATCGTCGCAACGATAGCAACTTTCAGCGTAGCAATCATCTGGTAACGTGCCAGACTGCGGACGGTAAGATTCGCAACTTCTACGCTGAACGTACCGTGAACTGCCGTAGGCCGCTGTTGGCTGGTGCAGCATTCAAGACGGGTTTGGCAAACCTTCTCTTCTGATATTTCTCGTGGTGGTGAAGTGACCTCGCTCTAAGTTCTTGCAAGCCAAGAGTTTAGGGCGAGGCACTCCGCATGGGATTGACGTAAAGTCTTATCTGCCATAGACTTAGAAAAATCTCAAGCATTCTATTGACAAAACCCGATACTGACAGTATATTGGCGACTGCTAACCAATCACACTTGGTGAAATCATGTGTCCTATTAGCAGTATCAACGTAGAGGCTATTTCTTCCATTAACCTAAAAGGTAGGGGAGGAAAAGAGCAGATGCTTCATGATATTCTCACACGGCATAGTGGCTGGAAAAGAGATAGCCATATTCTGTATGATTATTCCAATGATTTGTTGGGATGTTTGGTCGAATGTAAAAAGCAACAGGACTTGCAATGGATTGACCCTAGTAAGTATCATGATATAACTGATGAACAGAAGCATATTGTGTTCTTGTTTCTGGTGATTAGCAAGAACGGAACTGTTGATATTGCGTTTACTGTACGGGTTGGTGAGTTTGTTGACCGGATTTGGACAAGCGAACATATTAAGGATGCTTGGGAATATATTCAGAAGTATCCGAAAGATCAGATTAAATCGTCTGTGAAGGTGCGGACGTTCTATAAGAATAATCAAGATATTATCACTACAGTTTATAAGAGGGTATGATGTATAAGATTGGCAATATTGTTCATGATATTATGCAGGATGAGGATGTTGTTATTATTGACGTATCGGATAAAACTAATCCTCCTATGTATCTTGTATTGAATCATGCTGACGATCAGTATTATGTATCGGGGGATGATATTGTGTTGACCTAAAGTGTTTGTGAATAAGAGTTTAGGACAATGATGGGCGGCCCGATTTGATATAAAGTCTTATGGGATAAGGATTTAGAGAAAAACTAAAGATGGTATTGACAACTGGTCGATAATGTGTATAATGCGACTAAGGAGAAAGTTTATGACTACAACCCAATGTCTCGCAGGAATGTCGTGGAGAGTGTTCCAACATGGCCGATTTGTGGGCTATGTGGTATCGTTTAGCCAGTATGACGCTTGGAGAAAGGCTAAAGATAAGTATGGTAGTGATCTCAGGATTGAGAAGGTAGTCTGGTGAATATATTGGCCCCATTGTATAACGGCTAGTACGCCACCCTTTCACGGTGGAGATCGGAGTTCGATTCTCCGTGGGGTCATTGGCTTGTATCAGGTAATCCTACGGATTTGGGCTGAGTGGGTATAGTCAGCCAAAAGTTTAGACTCTTGACAACCGATAAGATAAGAGTAGAATCGCACTAAAGGAGACAGTTATGCCTAACTGGTGTTTGAATAAGTTGACGATTAGCCATGAGGATCGGTCTAAGGTTATGGAGTTTGTTCTTGCCTATAAGGAAGGTAAGGCTTGTGAACATTATTTGCCCGTACCAAAAGATGAGCAGGGCGAACTTATTACCGACGAATCTAATCCTGATTATTGGTATAACTGGTGTGTAAATAACTGGGGAACTAAATGGGATATTGGTAGTGATAACGGAGAAGTTCATGGATTGAATCCTACCATTGTGGATAATGAGGCCACTATGA